AAGCTGGTGAAGTGGCATTGCCCAGCGTTGTCCGCGTCGGTCCATGCGCGAAGGTTGCGGAAGCCAGCCATGCTGATCTCGCCTCAATTCAGTCTTCGGTGCCGTCCAGGTCACCGGCAGCGAATTGTGGCTGAATACCCGACGAAATCGCCAGCGAAGCCGACAACGCACCCCGATACAGCACCTTGCCCGTGCCGCTCGATGCCGTGCCAATCGCGAAGTATGTCGCCGTTTCGGAACCGCCCGTGCATTGCGGAAACTGCACAAGCGCAGCGTTGGTCACGGCGTTGCCCGACACCGTCCAGCCCGCGCCAGAACGCGCGACAGCGACCCGCGCATAGCTCGTGTAAGCGCATTCGTTCGTGGTCTGGGTTCCAGCTTCGCCCGGGTCGCCCGTGTGAAGCGACACATAGAGCGAGCCCGCCGTAGCTGACGGTTGCAGGCCCGATGCGTCACCAATGAGCGCCGCTGCGGTGTTGTTGAAGATCAGCAAAAGCAGATCGTTCTCAAAGGTATTGCCCTTGCTCATTATTCAATCCCTATCGGCTTGCCATCCGCACCACGGACGATTGACTTAGGCTTGCTCAGTGCCGCAGCCAGGGCTTGCAGGCCCATGCCCACAGCATCCCCGCTCTTGTCCGGCTTCTCGGTTTCCTTGGGCTTCGACGCCTCGCGTTGCGCGCGATTGTCCTCTGCCATCGCCTGCCGGTCGGCCATGCGTTCGGTCAGCGCGGAACGCTCCCGTTCCATCTCGACGTTCGCCGCCAGTTCTTGCTGCTTCAGCCCGAGTTCAGCGCGCTTCAGGTCGAGTTCGGCCAGCTTGAATTGCAGTTCCTGCTGCTTGATCTGTAGTTCCTGCGCCTTGATAGCCGTCTCGCCCTGCGCCTTGACCTGTTCAGCCGTCATCCGCTCGCGCTCTAGCTCAATGTTGGACTGAGCAAGGGCACCCTCGTTCTGCGCCTTTGCCATGTTCAGCGCGGCGGAGCTTTCCTTTGTCGCGATCTCGGCCATTGCAGCGCGTTCGGCCATCTCGGCCTGCTTCTGCGCCATCGCCTGCGCCTCGGGGCTTTGCTCGCCACCGCCCGACAACAGTTCCGTCATCTTCTTCTTGCGCTGCGCCGGCAGGCTGCTCGCCTCGATCAGCGCCAGCGCATAGGGCGGAGGCAGCGCGGCCAGTTGCGGCATGATCTGCGCGAGTTGCTCGAACTCCTCGCTTTGAAGCGTGACCGTGTCCGGTCCCGTCTCAAGGATCACGTCCACGTCCATCTGCGCCACGGCGTTCTGTACCATCGGCTGGCCCGTCATCGGGTCAACCTGCACCTGGTTCAGCCCGATGAATTGCGTCGCCTGCTCATCGTCCGTGATGCGCACCCACTTCGGGGCTTTCCAGAATTGCTTGATCCTGGCCCATGTCGCCCGGTAGACGCGCAGCTTGAAATCATTGAACCGGTCATAGAGCGGCGCGAGTTCGGCAAGCCCCGCCTGCTGCTGCGCAATGATGGCGCGTCCGCTCTCGCCTTCCGTGCCTTTGCCCTGCAAGGCGTTGTTCGGCCCGAGAAGGTCAATCTCGGCTTTCGCTTCCTGCAACATGTTCAGGTTGCCGGTCGTCTCCTGCGCTGTGTCCAGCACTGAGACGGCTTGCGGGTCTACAACCTCGACCCACCCATCAGGACGCGCAATCTCGCGCTTGGCCTGGCCGACATCAGCCACCGCACCCTGTTGGGCCATGACGCGCCGCGAATGCAGGAAGTGGACGGCCTTGGACCGGCGATGGTTAATCTCGTCTTGCGGCCCGCGCATGTCGTGGACAACGCCATAACGGGCGTTCTCGCGGTCCACGTAGGCCGAGAATGCCTCGATTGGGCAGACGGTCTTGCCCTTCTCGTCGCGGTAGTAGCTCGGCCCGTCCATCACCAGCGTGGAGCCAACAACCACCGCGTAGTTATGTTCGGCGCCCTGCTTGTAATAGAGCTGGCAGACCTGAACCCTTCTTCTTTTGCGGTCGATCCACGTCCCGGACGACGGCTTGTCGTCTACAGACTGGTCCGCAACGAACGCCTTTTCCGAGCCGGTAATGCCCGCTTCGATCTCCTTGCCCTTGTCGGGGTACAAGCTGATAGCGTCGTCCGCGTCCATCCACTTCAGGACGCCCAAATAGCGCGCATCGCTGAAATCGTGGCGGCTGCTTCTCGGGTCGAAGATGAACTCGTCCCACGGGATCAGGTTGACGCGAATGTCTTCCGGCCCGTCCATGATGACTTCGGCAGCGCCCGCGCCCTCGATCATCCCGCATTCAAAAGCGCCAGAGAATATGTTATTGAGCCGCGTCTGGTCGCTCACGAACCGCAGCGCCTGCGTCACGATGTCGGCTGACTGCTCGTCGCGTGGCGTGCGCGGGTAGGCCTTGGGATCGGTGCGGCGGTTGCGCTCGACGCCGAGAATGCTGTCCACCTTGCGCTTGATGCGATTGAAGACGATAGGCGGCTGGCCGCGCTGCTTGAGGGTCGCGATCTCCTCACGCGTCCATTGCTTGCCGTCGTAGTAGTCGCGCGCCAGGGCCGAGCGGTCGCGGGCCTCTTCCATCGTGTCGAGATACTCGCGCACCATCTTCCGGATACGCTCGGCACCGTCCTCGCCCGCTTCGGGCTTGGCAGACGACATGCTTACGATGTTTGCCAATTCGTGCCTTTCAAGCGCAGCAGCAGCTCACCGGCAACCCAGAGCGAGGGGTCTGACGTGAGATAGCAAGGCACTTCGTCACCGCCCCAATGCATCAGGCGACCACTGCGGAACACGTGCGGCGCCCCGTTGCGGTGCGGCAGCACAGCCGCGATGCGCTCCCCAAGCGATGATGAGGTTGGTGTGGTCACAGCACTCGCCAATTGTCTGCCTTTGCCGGGGGTCGGTAGTCGCGTGGTCGCGTCAATGGTTGAGGCGCGGCAGGCGTGAAACCTGGATGCGCCATGTCGATCACCATGCCCATCAGGGCGCAGGTATCGACCAGATCGTCGTGCTTGCCGGCCGGGAAGCTGAGAAGCTGGTTCAAGACCTTCTCGCCCAGATCCGTCTTGGGCAAGCTCACCTTGCCCATCGCAGCGCGAGCCTGGAATGCCCTTGCCCGGGTCGGCTTGTCCGAGATGGACGGTATCCATTCCGTTCGCGCAAACACGCGGAGCTCATTCATGCGCCGGGTCAGCATCGGCTTGACCGCCTTCACGATGACGCCAGCCTCTCCGAAATAGCATAACGGGCGATGCTGCTTGAACAGCCGCAGCAGTTCCTCAATCCACACGTCCGCCGAGGTCTGGCCTGTCCAGCCGTCAATCAGCGTCAGCGTGTCCTCGTGATAGTTCCACACGAGATGCGCGGTCCAATCGCCGCCGTCCTCTGTCACCGCGTAATCGCTGGTGATGTAGATGTGACCCTTGGCCGGCGCGTCATCGTGGCGCTTGAACCAATCGCGCAGGAAGAACGTGCCATCGTCGGGCGTCGGGTTCTGCTGGTACAGGGCTTCGAAATCCCTAGGCCCAATTGCAGCCTTGATGCGCTTCAATGCGTCTACGTTGTACCGCTCAGGCCAGAGCGCCTGGCCGTCCTTGATCGCTGGCAGGTTGACCTTGACCCACTTGTCACCGCCGTTCTGCTCCGCCTCGAGGAGCCGCCCGCCGAGATCGTCCTCGTGCCAGCGAGTTTGTATCAATATCACAGCCCCACCGGGCATCAGGCGGGTGTAAGCGGTTGACGTGTACCAGTTCCAGATCGTCTCGCGCCGTAGCTCGCTCTCGGCTTCCTCGCGGTCCTTCACAGGGTCGTCAATCAACAGGATGTGAGCGCCGCGACCCGTGACGGCCGTGCCGACACCAGCCGCAACGTAAGCGCCGCCCGCGTCCGTGTTCCACCTGCCGGCCGCGCGACTGTCTTCCGCCAGCTTCACGTTAAAGAGGCGGCTGAACTCGTTCGTCCGGATGATGTTGCGGACCTCGCGCCCGAAGTCCGAGGCGAGATCCGAGTTGTAAGACGCCGCGATAATCTGCTTGTCCGGGTTCCGGCCCATGTACCAGGCCGGAAAGCGCCTCGATGCCAGTTCGGACTTGCCGTGCCTTGGCGGCATGAAGATCATGAGGCGGTCGATCTCGCCCCGCTCTACCGCTTCCAGCTTCTCGGCTATCTCGGAATGTGGCGGCGCGGGTTCGTAGGCGTGGTTGGTGTATTCAGTGAACGGGATCAGACCCGTTCGGGCCTTCCGGCGTTTCAAAAGCTCCAATGCTGCCGCTTGTGGCGATATGTGCGAGGTCGCTATCGCTAAGTTCGCTTGGCTCATGCTTGTGCGAGAATGTCCCGGTTATGCTTGACAGCTTGGGATGGATGAACGCGGCGGCGGCTTGAGCCATCGCGTCACGGCGCTTCTCGTCTGCGGTGTGGTCGCGCATCACGCGCAACATATACTCGAGCGGCATCTCGCCTTGGCCGGCAGCTTCAAGCGCCTGCTTCGTTGCCTGCGCTTTCGAGCCCGGCTTTCTGCCTGCTCCTGGTCTGCGTCCGCCGTTTGTGCCCATGATAATTTACTGAATGATAATCAGATTGTTCAGGACGCGTAAGTCCAGCCATAGTCACTGCGCCAGTTTCCGTTGACCTCGGCATAACGCAGCTTCTCGATGCGCACGCGGCCATCGCTGAACGTCACGGTCACGTCTGTGTCGCCGTAGCCCATTCCCAGGCCTGTTGTTGTGAGCGTGACCTGGCCGGATGAAACCGCAACCGATCCGCTGATGTTGCTGTCAGTGACAGCGGCAGTAATCGTTGCGCCGTTGAGCACGTCGGTAAAGTCTAGGACAGCTTTGCCTGTCTCGTTCTCGCGCTGTTGCAAGACAAACCTTCCGACGCGATGGTCTTTCGTGACGCCACGCAAGATCTCGCGATTGTTCTCGCGGTATCGGATGATCGGGTTGGGATAGGCCATTACTTGCCTTCCTCTAATGGACCGGCTTGAGCCATTTCCACGTCTGATGAGCCCGAATGCTGCCGACCGCATCGCTGCTGATACGGTAGTCCTGAGCTATCAACCTTGCGGGGCGCTCATCCGCCCGGATCGCTAGAACCTGCTCCGGTGTGAGCTTGGCCCGGCCATGCTCGCGCACGTTAGACCCGTATCCGCTGGAACGGCCCGCCCGGCGCTGGTGGTTCTCGTAATGCGTTTCCCAAATCAGGTGATTGGGGTTGATGCAGCCAAGATGCCCGCACTCGCACGTATGGCTTGCCTCAAAGTATTCAGAGGCTGGCTCGCCATGCGCAAGACGACACATGACCCGATGCGCAATCGTCTGGATATCGTCATACCTGATGGCACCATAGCCGTTGTAGTATTTAGCAAACGGCCAAATCAGGCAGTCATCGCCCTGATAACCAACGTGCTGTTTGATGAACGCAAGAGGCTCGCCTTTCTTGGCGGTCTTGCGGGGCAAGAGTTCACCACCGCCGTTCTTCATCGCTAGCTTGTGGTGAGGTTTGCAGAAGCCTCTGACTAGATTTTCGGTCTTCTCGCACCTTCCGTAAAGGCACTTCACAGTATTGTGAAGAACATCTGCCATGATGCACCTTGTTTTACGTGAGCTGCACTTGCCGCGCGAGTGCGAATACATACCCTCGGGTATGCGGATCAAGTATTCGCAAGATGTTTGACAGTAAAACAAACGGCCCCGGAGAGGTTTGCACCCTCAATCCGAGGCCTAACGGGAAAGGACCCCGCTAAATGACAAAGTACTCCGAAGACCGTCCGTTTGAAAGCCAAGCCTGCATCGCTTTTGTCGGCTTGTCGGTCGTCACCGCCACGCTTGGCTTCTGGGCCAAGGGTTGGCTTCCCGGAACACTCCTGACGGTCGCAATGGCCGTTATCGTGTTCCTCCTGAGCAAGGCCGTTGGCCGGGTTCAGGAAGCCTGGGAGACGCGGAACTGGTTCACCGCAGTTGTCGCTGGCATTCTTGCCGTAGGCTTCTGCTGCATTGAGGCTGGCTTGAACCACATCGGGCTCGAGCATCTCAATACGACGTATGATCTGGCGCCGGCATGGGCCTTGTGGCCCGCCTGCTTCTTCATCAGCCTCGTGAACGTCTTTGCTTCGTTCGGCTTCGCTCGGACGCTGCGAGACAACCGGATCACCCCGGTTCAGACCAACCCGGCCCGGCAACTGGCCGAACTCAGGTGGAAAAAAGCTAGCTAACCGTCAAAACCCTCGCCCTCACCGGCGGGGGTTTTTTCGTATCCGACCCACTCCGACCGCTCTTTCAGCAGGTTCAGCGAATACCGCCTCTTGGCCTTTCGTCGGACGTCTTCGCGGACAATCGGCCTGTCGCTAAGAACCAGATGAAACGTAGCAAAGCCGTCATTTGGACAGTCTGCCATGAACCAGACGTAGACATGCCGCCGGCGCGCCGCAGCCAGGCGGAAGCCGATGGCCCCGACAGCCTCGTCGCGTTCGGCTTCGTAGGCGCAACGCTGGTATATCCGTTGCAGCTCGCTGGTGCCGGTATCGTCGGCAACCGTCAAAGAACTAACGATAAAATCAAGGGTAGCGACGGTTTCGGGATCGGGTGACCAGCGCGCGGCCTCGATGGATGCCACCATTTCGCGTGATGGCAGGATCATGGCGCCCCGAAATCAAAAGTGGCGGCTCCACACAGGAACCGCCACTCTGAATTTACCAAATGAAGCGTTTTGCGGGCGTTGTAAATAGCAACTAGCAAATATGGCAAAACTGGCAGATCACGCCGCCTCGCGTTTGAACATGCCCATATGATCGGCAAGGGCTGTGAGCCCCACAATGAGCGCGTCGAGAGATCGCGGGGGCGAGCCGTGCATCACCCTTTGCACCTCCCGTAGCGAGCGATACGAATAGCGCCGGATCGCTGTCACCACCTCGAGGTACTCGGCCACGGCGGCCTGCGCCTGGTCCAGCGTCATCCCGCCTTCGCCGCTGCCTTGCACGAAGTCGCGGAGCTGGCCGGCCGTCACCCGAGGGGCGCGGATGGCAACCACGTACCGTGCATAGACCGTTCGGGCGTAGCGGCCTGCGTGGTACTGTTCCTCGGTCAGTCGGGCGGCCACCCTATCGACGGGACAGACTTCCTCACGGGCGAGCCTGTAATCGCCAAATAGGGCCTGTCTGCGGGCGATGGTCTCTGGCGTTGGCTCGATCACCTCGCCCCGAGGTGTTTTCCGGCGTTCGATTTCCGCCTCGGTTGGGCGCAAGCCCCCTGACGGGTAGCGTGCGCCTGCTTTGCGTGGCCTCCCCAATCGCCCCATGGTGCGCCCCTACTCGCCGGCGCCGTTGGGGACGAACTCGACACCGTCGATGGCGAAGCTGGTCTTGAAACTGACCGGCTCGCAGGTCTGCGCGTCGATGATCGCGAACGCGGTTTCCGGCTTGTCCTGTACCGTGATGAGCGCGTCGTCGGCCTTGGCGAGACGATCCGTGGCGGCAAGGTACGCGTCGGACGCGGACGTGTAGTTCCGGTTTGCCGTGATCTGTTCGGCGCGGGCTTCCATCTGCACCGCGAAGGCGTGTCGGACGGCGGCGCTGGCTTCCTTGAACTCGTTCAGGGCGATCTTGTATGCGTCGGTCATGGTCGGGCTCCTGGTGTGGTGCCCGTGGTCCGGTCCTGCGGTGGTCACTGATGGATCACTCGCCTGATGGTTGTGCCGGGGGTCGGCGGGGCGGTCAACACGGGCAAGACGATAGAAAAGAATTTTCTTCCCCCTGTCCCGCTCCCGCAAATCCCGCTCGCCATCTGCTCCTTCCGGGGCCCCCTAAAGGGGGCCTCCCGGAGCGGAGCAGAAGACGGCGATTGCGCCAGTTGCGCCGGAGCAGTTGGGAGCAGCTGGAGCAGAAGCTTCATTACACACCCTAGCGCCTTCATTTGTCGTCACTTTTGCTGCTCCCATCCTCACGGAGCAGGTGATACACCTTCGCCTTCCCAAGCGTTGAGGCATAAATCATCTTGCGACGCTCCATTTCGGGCAGGAACTTGCGCAAATGGCCGCCACTGAGGTCAAGATATTCCGCAAGCTCTGATGCCGTTTTCGGGCCTGCGTGGAGGGTTGCGAGGATCAGTTTAACGATATCGACGCGGTCGGTTTCCGGCTCCACGTCATCCCTCAACACGGGCAGCAGCGACGACATCACCAGCCCGCTTTCCGGGTGCATCACCTCGACCTTGACCAGCTCGACGGTCATGGGTTTCGGCTCGTCAGAGTGCCGCGCGGCCGTGCATTCAATCCGGCATATCTGCGTCCCCTCGGTGCGGGTAATCCTGAACTCGTTGTCCACGGCCCCCAGCAGGGCGCTGGAGCCCCGTGCGCCCTTCTCGGCATCCTTGCCGCTATGGTGGACAACGGCGATGTGGGCGCGCGTGTGGGCGCGCAGCGCATCGACCGACTGCACGAATTTGGTCATGTCCTGAGACGAGTTCTCGTCGCCGGGTCCGAAGTGCCGGTTGAGCGTGTCCACCACGATCAGGCCGGGCATTGCCGGCAGGCTGTCGATGGCGGCCAGTGCGTTGGTGAGGCCTTCCGGGGTCGATAGCGGCACGCCCACGGGGATGGTCCAGAAGCGTGCCTGGCGGCCTTCTGATCGCTTCGCCAGCCAGACGTGGACGCGATACTTGAACGTCCCCATGCCTTCCCCGAGGAGATACAGCACGGGCTGCTGCACGACGGCATTGCCGCGCCACGGCACGCCGCAGGCAACCGACAGCGCCATGTCTAAAACATTGAAGGTCTTGTAGGTCTTTGGCGGCCCGTACCAGACGGACGCGCCGTCATCTATGACCCAGCCGTCAATGATCCATGTGGGGTCGGGAACCGACAGCAGGCCTTGCACGTCAAGGATGGGCAGCAGCGGCCGCACAGGCTCCACGGGGGCCTTGAGGAACCCAACGACATCGAAGCCCTCGGCAACGGCGTCTGCGGCGTCCCAGCCTTCCGGCTTGCCCGCCGGCGGGGCCAGCCTGCGCACCACGCAGCCCAGCGCCCGCAAGGGGCCATCCAGCTTGTCCATCAGTGACGCGCCTGGCGCGTCGTGGTCAGGCCACAGCGCGACGGTCTTGCCCGCCAGCGGCGTCAGGTCCGTCTTCTCAATCGAGGTATTCGCCCCGCCCATCAGTGACGTGGCGTCTATCCCAATCGAGGTAAGGGCGTCGGCGCACTTCTCGCCCTCGACAATTACGACCGCTTCTGACGCATGCCACAGCTCGAGGTTATAGAGCGGGCGTGGCGCTGGCATCCCGGCCTTGCCGTTGGTGAACGGTAGAAAGGTCTTCTTGCCGTTGGACAGCTTGAACCTGGACACCTCGGCTATCTTGCGGCCGTGCTTGTCGCGGTAGGTGTAGGTCACCTCGTGGGTCTTCTCGGGTTCGGGCTCGACGGGTTTTGCCGCTTCGGCCTGGTGGCGCACCTGTGCGGCGGCTGGCGGCGCCCCGCCCATCCATGCGTCAAGTTCCTCCACGATCCGGGGCAGGTCGCGGTGTGCGTCGAGGCCGTGCAGCTTGCCCCACAGGGTAAACAGGTCGCCCTTCTCGTTGCCGTTGGCGTGGTCGATGAAGCGGCCGGCGCTGTCATCGTCCGAGATGCTAATGGACAGGCTGAAGCCAGCGTCGCCGGATATGTCGCCAATGCGCGCGTCTCGCGCCGTCATCTTCGCGCGCGGGAACAGGTAGCGGACCAGTTCGCGGATACGCGCCTTGGCCTGCCGCTCCACACGCTGCTTGCGCGCCGTGGGATGCTCGCTGACGTTGTTGGGTTTGCCCTGACGATCTGCCGAATTGAAATCGATCATGCCGCAGCCCCCCAGCAACGCTTGCGGAACGGACAGTCCGAACACGCATAGAAGGTCGGATCGTCAGTGCAGCGGGGGCGCAAAGCCCCCGCCCTGCTGTCCATGATGATCCCCACCGCCCGGTCAGAAGCCGACTGCGCGCGGACCCGGTCGAAGGGCACGAGCTCCAGGTAAATCTCCATCGTGTCGGCGTTGACCGCCATGAACAGGGCCGGGTTCGTGAGGTCCATGTATGCCTGGTAGACCGCGACCTGGTCGGCGTATTCCGGCTTCGCCTTGGCAAGCCCCCGGCTCTCCAGCGCCTTCCACGACTTCGACCCAAGCGCCTTGTGTTCCCACACGCACGGGTACGCGATGTCGGCAGGCCCGCCCGTGATGACGCGGTCAACGTGGCCCGCGAACGAGCCGTCCGCCACCTTGAACCCGAGGGGCTGTCCGTTCTTGCCCGTCTGCGTCAGGCGGAAGCCTGCGTCAGCCAGCCAGACTGCGGACATGCTTTCCATGACATGCCCGCGCTGGAAGATGCGCAGCGTGCGAGCCGAAAAGCGCCAGCCCTCGTCATGCGCATCGCCCATGAACTCGAGCTGTATCTTGCGCTCGCACGGGCTACCGATGCTGGACGCGCCGACATAGCGCCGGCGCTTGTCGTCCTGTCGCATCGCGCCATCGACGGCCGCGTGTATCTCCTTGACGGCATCGCTGCGGATCATGCCTGCGGGGTTCATGTCGATCATGCGCGCACCTGTTTGACGGGTTCCGGATCGCCCGGCTTGCGGCGGGCGTAGGCGTTGCACTGCTGGTGATGCGTGTCGCGCACCATCCTGAAATGCGGTGACGCCTCGCCCTTGCACTGTGGTCGAGGCATCCGCTGGAGCCAGACGCAGCCCTCGCATGTCGTGTTCTGCTTCTGGATGTGCGCGGACGCGGCTGCTTGTGCCGATGTATCGCGGAAGGTCCGCGTGCGTGTCTGGCTGGTCATGCTGCGCGCTCCTGAAGGATTGCACGGGACGCCAGGCGCATGGACACGCGAACACAGATCATGGCGACCCGCTCGCCCGTCAGTGCGTCCGTCTGCGCCTCGATGCGCCGGCGGGCGTAGATGACTGTCGTATGATCGCGCCATCCGAATGCCTGTCCGACCTGCGTCGTCGATTTGCCGGTCTTGAGGGCGAGGTACATGCCGCACGCGCGCCAGTGTGCGAGGTCGGAAAAGCGCCGGTCGCCCGTGATCTGGGCGGGTGAGTAGTGCGAGGCCTGCGCCGTCGCGGCGATTATGTCGGCAATTGAAGGTGTCATGCTGGCACCCTTTCTTCTGATGTTGGATCCTCGAGGGTGTGGATTTGCGTGTTCTCGATTGCCTCGTGCGCAATCGCGAACAGCATCGCGGCATCGACCTTCGACCATTTGCCGAGAGGCTCGCCCCACGGCAGGCCGCTGGCCTTGTCGGCGATGAGCCCAAGCGCCGCCTCGGCAAATCCC